GCAGTAGTCAGAGAGCGTCTCGAATCTGGACAAGAGATGCCCTCTGATTTATTTAAAACTTACGCGGGTAACAGTACAAAAATCACTAGGAGATAGATATGAGTGACGAGAAACACGTGACAATAAAAAAAGAGGCAGGATTACCTTCATCAATTTTGTTTGAAGATGATGCTGCATCAGGTTTTGAGAATGTAAAGACAACTAGTTTGGCTTTACCTATCTTAAAATTACTACAAAATGGTTCTGGCGAAGCACAGAGACGTAATCAAAATTATGTTGAAGGTGCTGAACCTGGTATGCTTTTAAATACAGTGACTAAAAAACTGTATGATGGAGCAAAAGGAGTTACAGTTATTCCTTGCCATTACAAACTAGAGTATCAAGAGTGGGCAGATTTTGGAACAGGTTCTGGTAGACCAGAAAATATCTATCCAGATGGCTCTGATATTTTAGCATCAACAACTCAAGATGGTGGAGGTAAAGATCGTTTAGAAAATGGTCATTACATTCTAACTGTTGGTCAGCACTATGTGTTGATCGTAGGAGATGATGGAGCTGAACAAGCACTTATCTCTATGAGTTCGTCTCAAGGTAAGATAAGCAGGAAATGGAACTCTATGATGATGTCCATTTCTTTAGATGGAAAAAACGGTCCGTATACACCGCCATCTTTTAGCCATGCTTACAAACTAACAACTGTTTTAAACTCTGGTAAAGGTAATCAGTGGTATGGTTACAATATCATCAAAGACGGTCCTGTATCGGATACCGGTTTGTATGAGCGTGCCAAAAAGTTTTACACTAGTCTAGCTAGTAAATAGTGTGAATAGTAGGCGGCTAAGGGAGACTGAAGCCGCCTATGCAAACGAGTGGATATGTCAGAATTAGAAAAATTTATAAATATATTTGAAGGTTTAAATAGTGCTTACGGTCAAACCGTAAAGACAGATCAATTCAGTGAAAAAGGTAAACATAAAACTAAATCTTTTACTATATCAAATCCTGTTACTAAAAAATTATGGGAAGAGCATCTTAAAGGTAGTGACCCAGGTCTAGGCATTGTGCCAATTAACAAAGAAAACAAATGTAAGTGGGGTTGTATAGATATCGACACTTATCCTTTTGATCACAAAAAATTTATAATAAAATTAAAAGAAAAAAATGTACCTATGATTGTGTGTAGATCTAAATCAGGTGGAGCTCATGCATTTTTATTTACTAAACAATTTGTACCTGCAGCTGTTATGCGTGCTAAATTAAAAATAATTGCATCAGCCATGGGTTTTGCTAGTGCAGAAATATTTCCTAAACAAGATTACATACGAGTAGATAGAGGTGATACAGGTAGTTTTTTAAATCTACCCTATCATGCAAGTGAAAGAACAGTTAGATATGCATACGGTGTTGAGGCTAATGTATTAACATTAGAGGAGTTTTTTGAAGTACATGAGAATACAGCGTTAACAGAACCACAGTTAAATGAATTAAAAATAGAAAGCGACAAAGAAGAAAAAGATAGTTTCAAAGGTATGCCACCTTGTTTAGTTACATTATTAAATGATGGAGTGCCAGATGGCCAACGAAACAATTGTATGTACAACGTAGGTGTTTATTTAAAAAAAAGATACCCAGACAAAGAGGAATGGCAAGGACATATGTTTACTTACAATAAACAATTTATGAGTCCGCCGTTAGATGCTAATGAAATTAATACATTAATAGGTTCTTTAGATAGTAAAGATTATAATTATAAATGCAAAGATGAGCCTATACATAGTTTTTGTGATGCAAAAAAATGTGCCTTAAAAGAATATGGTGTAGGAGATAACGCACCAACACCAGAAATTACTGAAATTAGAAAATATGATTCTGATCCACCAATATACTTTGCATCAATTGATGGTGAAAGTGTAGAGGTAGATGACGCAACATTACACGACCCAGAAAAATTCTCACTAGCATGTATGAATCAGATAGGTAAACCTATGATGCCTGTGCCTAAACATATGTGGCGTAGATTATTAATAAAACTTTTTGCAAATTTAGAAACTATACCTGCACCAGATTCATCAAAATTAGATGTGCAGTTAAAAGAAATACTAGCCGATTACATCAATAAAACACCAGGTAAAGAGATAAAAGATGTGATGAGAGGTATCGCATTTACTGACACAGACGGTTTTACTTATTTTAAATTTAAAGACTTTTGGAAATTCTTATTAAAAACTAAATCTTGGGCAGAAAGAACTTATCCCAAACAAAAAACAATGAGGCTATTACAATCACTGTTTGAGGCAGAAGAAGCTTCACCAAAAGTAGGTGCTAAAACTGTAAGACTATTAAAAATGCCTACTGTTAAATTAGAAAGACCTAACCCTAGAACAACTAAAATAGATAAATCACCATGGCTATAGTAAAAAAAATAATGGGACCACCAGGTACGGGTAAAACATATAGACTTGTAAACCACTATTTAAAAAAAGAATTAAACGAGTATAATACTTTAGCTGAAAAAATTGCTTATATTACATTTAGTAGATCAGCTGCAGAAGAGGCAGCAGAAAGAATTGAAGAACTATTTCCTGATAGTAAATTAAAATACATATCTACAATGCATGCTATGGGTATGAGAGAGTCTAATATAGACGCTAACACACAGTTATTAACTGGTAAAAAATGGAATCGTTTTAAACAAGAGTATTTAGAATGGCAAAATATATCTTTTGAAACAACAGTAGATGCNGCGGGTAANCCTAGATATCAAAACACACACTTACAGATAATACAATACTCAAGATCTAAATTAATATCTATAGAAAATGCNGCTGTTGAGTTACAGAAACATCACGAAATAGATGTAGATACTACAATACAATTACAAACAGATTTAAAATCATTCAAAGACGGAACCAATATGGTCGAGTTCTACGATATGATTAACAAGTTTGTCGAGGAAGATCGATGTCCTCCACTCGATGTCGTNTTCCTCGATGAAGCCCAAGACCTTAGCCCACATCAATGGAAATGTTTTGATTATATAAAATCAAAATGTCAACGAGCATACATGGCTGGGGATGATGATCAAACTATCTATGGGTTTCAAGGAGCAGATCCTAATTGTTTTATGCAACAAGAAGGTGAAAGAGATGACCAAGAAGTATCTCGTCGTGTACCTAGAAGCGTGCATCGAGAAGCTATTAAAATATTAAATCAACTTACAACCAGAATAGATAAAAAATGGATACCACGTGATGCAGAGGGCAAGGTCTATCCTAACTATGTGTTAGATGAAATAGATTTTTCTAAAGGCGAGTGGATGATTTTAGCTAGAACCAATAAATTACTATTAAATATCTCAGAACATTTTTATTCTTTAGGTGTAAGGTTTACAGGTAAAACTAATAAATATTTACCTAACTCCATATTAGAAGCATACAGAGTTTGGACTAGATTAAATCAAGGTGCCTTTGTATCTGGAGAAGAAGCCCAAACAGTTTACCAATACTTAGTGGTAAAAAAAGGTCATCTTGCTAGAGGTTTTTCTGATGGTAAAAGCTTACAAAATGAAACTAGTGTAGACTTAGATAAATTAAAAAGCCATCATGGTTTATTGATATCAGGCGATTGGAGACAATTACATCTGCCAGAAGATACGAAAGAATACATGCAAACATTATTAGAAAGAGGCGACACGTTAATGGAAAAATCAAAGATAAAATTACTAACGTTGCATGGATCTAAAGGTAAAGAATGTGAGAACGTATGTTTGTTTACAGACTACGGTACAGAAGGACAAGACGAGTTTATATATCGTAGTGCATACGAAAACCCAGATGCAGAGCATCGATTATTTTTTGTAGGAACAACAAGAGCGAAAGAAAATTTATATATAATGCAACCAAATTCAGATTATTTTTACACAATAGGAGAACCAATAGTATGAGTGCATATAAAAAACAAATAGGAGGATCCCATTACAAAGATATGGCCATTCAACCTGCAGATTTTATAAACAAAAATAAATTATTTTTTGCAGAAGGCAATGCTATTAAATATATTTGTAGACATCAGTCCAAGGGAAAGTTACAAGACATAAAGAAAGCTATGCATTACTTAGAAATGATCATTGAAAGGGACTATAAATGATTTTTGAAGCGCCTACTGAATGGATAAGTCCAGAGTCGTTTCCAGATTTAAAAGACCACAAGTACATAGCAATTGACTTAGAGACAAGAGATCCTGGTTTAAAAGCACGGGGTTCTGGTGCGTTAATTGGAGATGGAGAAATTGTAGGTGTAGCTGTGGCTGTTGAAGGATGGTCAGGTTATTATTCGTTTGGACACAAGGAAGGAAACTTTTTTGATGAAGCTGTAGTTATGCGTTGGGTAAAAGAAATATGTGCACTACCTAATGTTAAATTGTTTCATAATGCGATGTATGATGTATGTTGGTTGAGAGCGTATGGTGTGCAGATAAATGGTCATATAGTTGATACAATGGTTATGGCATCATTAGTAGATGAGAATAGATTTCATTATTCATTAAACAGTTTATCAATAGACTATCTTGGTCAAGTCAAAGACGAAACAGCATTAAGAGCAGCAGCTGACAAGGCAGGTATTGATGCAAAAGCTGAAATGTGGAAACTACCAGCCATGTATGTAGGTAAGTATGCTGAAAAAGATGCAGAACTAACTTTAGCTTTGTTTAAAAAACTATCTGTTGAAATTAAAGCACAAGATCTAACTAAAGTATTTGATCTTGAGACACAATTATTTCCGTGTTTAATTGATATGAAATTTAAGGGAGTACGCGTAAACGTTGAAGCAGCTCATAAATTGAAGCAACAGCTAGCATCACAAGAAGAAACGTTACTCCTAGAAGTAAAAAAAGAAACAGGCCTAGAACCTCAAATATGGGCAGCACGAAGCATTGCCAAAGTTTTTGACAAATTAAATTTATCTTATGTGAGAACTGCAAAATCAAAGGCACCTTCATTTACTAAAAATTTTCTTCAAGAACACCCACATCCTATTGTTAATAAGATAGCAAAAGCTAGAGAAATCAACAAAGCTCATACTACATTTATAGACACAATTATCAAGTATCAACACAAAGGTAGAATACACGCAGATATAAATCCTATTAGAGGAGACAGTGGTGGAACGGTAACGGGTAGATTTTCATACTCAAATCCAAATTTACAGCAGATACCGGCTAGGAACAAACAGCTAGGACCTATGATTAGATCATTGTTTATACCTGAGAACGGCCACAAGTGGGGTTGTTTTGACTATTCACAGCAAGAACCTAGGTTAGTTGTGCATTATGCAGCTACAAAATTTAAAGGAGATGAAGAGGTTAAAGAAATAGTAGAAAGATTTCAAAACAACACTGTAGACTTTCACCAAACAGTAGCAGATATGGCTAACATATCTAGAACACAAGCCAAAACAATTAACCTTGGCTTGTTCTACGGTATGGGTAAGGCTAAACTGCAAGCAGAATTAGGACTATCTACAAAAGATGAAGCTACAAAACTATTTAATAAATATCACGACAGTGTACCATTTGTAAAAGATTTAATGGATGCCATATCTAGAGACGGTGCAGCGTTTGGATATATAAAAACATTTGGTGGTAGAAAATGTAGATTTGATAAATGGGAAATAGCAGAATGGAACAACGGTAATTTTACTCCACCTATGAGTAAAGCAGATGCAGAAGCGGCTTATTTTGAAAAATACCCTAAAGCTACACAAGCAAATATTAGAAGAGCTATGACTTACAAAGCTTTAAATAAATTAATACAAGGATCAGCTGCAGATATGACTAAGCAATCTATGTTAGATTTGTATAGAGAGGGCATTGTACCACATATACAAATTCATGATGAACTAGATATTTCTGTAGAGTCTGATTCTCAAGCTAAAAAAATTATTGAGATTATGGAAAACAGTGTTAAATTAAAAATCCCTAATAAAGTTGACTATGAATTTGGAGATAATTGGGGAGAAATAAAATAATGTTTTTAATAAATACATATTTAGATAAAAGTAAAATTCAAGGTGTTGGAGTGTTTTCAAAAGAAAATGTTAGAAAAGGACAAAAAATAAAAGAAGTAAGACCTGAATTTGAATTAAGATTTGATAAGACAAATTTACCAAAAATGCCTTTAGCATTTGCTAATTTTATTGAATCTCACGGGTATGAAAACAACAAAAATGAATACGTTTTAAGTATTGATAATGAAAAATATTTAAATCATAGTGCAAACCCTAGTGTAAATGATGATGGAATAGCTTTAAAAAATATTAAAGTAGGCGACGAAATTACTGTAGACTACAGAGATTTTGATGATAGCATTGAATCATGGCTTA